AAGGTGTTCCACCGCAGAAAGTTTTATATGTCCTTAAAGAGATAGTTGAATAATGGGTAAAAGATTTGGTTGGACAGATGATGATGGCTTAGATTCTAAGGATAGAATTAGAGCAAATGATCTAAAAGAAAAGGCAAAAAAAGAAAATCAACATACAAAAAATTTAAGACAACGTGTTCAAGAAGATGAACAAACAAAAATCAATCATTATAGTGAAGGTTATTGTTACGGTTGTAGCACTTATGATAAAGTAATTAGTACACTAGTCTATATGTGTGGTGAATGTATGGAAAAAAGAGGAACAGAAGGTTTAATGTGTTTAATCACTAAAAAAACAAGTTGGGAATTATGTGATATACACGCAGATTGGGTTTTTAATGATTCATGGCAGATAAATTGTTCTTTATGTGATAAATGTATGAAAAGATTATCTTTAGTTCATAAGGCATATAGAAAAGCAGGTGGAAGAAATAATGCACCCGATGAAAAAATTAGAAGAAAATTTTATGCAAGAAATCCCGGTGAATATTTAGGAAATGGAATAACTAGAGATCAAACTAGGGATCAACGTTTTGCGAATGGATAGCATTTAGTTTTTCAACCTGTGATGGCTCATCTTCTATATCTTCCCAATGAAATTTAACCATTTCAGTATTATAATCAACTATCATGTGAACTGAATTTGTGCTAAAATCATAATACCACTCACCCATTAAAGTCATTTTTTTATGTGGTAGTTCTGATCCATAATATATACATTTTTTTGCAAACAATGGTTTTGACCAAGGTAAAATTGATTTTCTTACTTCAACTCGTTTTTCTTCCTTATTATAAAATATATCTTTTCGTGATACATGAAATGGTTCTTTTTTAAATCTTGTTTTATTTGTAGTTCCAACTCCCGGATGTATATGCACATATCTCTTATTCAAATTTAAATTATCTTGAGCCATTTGCATTTGTGTATAAAACCAAAATGCGTGATTTTCAGGTATATCTATTGAAGTAATTTCCTGTCTATCATTTCTACTCCCTGAAAAAGGGTGTTTTTTGTGATATGTATATACGTTATCATAAACGTAAAAATCCATGAATAAATATCATTAAACCTTTATATAACCCTTTCTTTTTTACTATTATATGGAAAAGCAGGATTTAGCTCTACTAATAGTAGCACTATCCTTAATCTCAGCAGTAATATTTGTTGGGTGGGGAGCTATAAAAGGACTCATATTAGATCCTGAAGTTCAAATGACAGCTGAACAATATGGAACAATTTTCACCTTCGTATTCGGTATTATGATCGGATCAGGTCTAACATATTTGGGAATTAGAGCAGGACAAAATCAACAATCACCAATAGGTCAAGCCTAAAACGGTATAAAATTCTTCAACATTATTTTTATATACTATTACAGGTTGTTTGATACATGGTAGAATATGTAGAATTTCCCGATTTCATAACAAAGGGTATTGAAGTCGATACAGTAGATGAACGCAGGATCTTTAAAGGTCATATAACTGCTGAAATCATTGATAGACAACATGAGTTTATTTTTGTTAAAGAAGTTATGAAAATTATGGAAACCTTCATGTCGGTAAATCCCGTTATATCAGATTATCATAGTAATAGAATGGTAGGAAAAGTCATTTCTTATGAAAAATCAGAATATCAAGGAGTTCCAACTGTATTAATTACAGGTGAAGTTTACAAAAAAGATGGAGTTACATTATATGATAAAGTTTGGGATAAGGTTGTTAAAGGTGAATATGCAGGATTAAGCATGGGTGGTGCAAGTAAAGAACGTGAACCAATAGCCAAAGATGGTAAAATGGCATTAGAATTAAGAAAATTAGAGTTATATGAGATAGCATTATGTGATACACCAGCTAACCCATTCGCAATTATTGAGGAAGTAAATAAGTTTGCAAAGGCAGTTGGACTAGAAAAAATGGTAAAAGAACACCAAGAAAGACAACAAATTAGGTGTAATAGCATACATTGTAAGTTTGAAAAGGCAGATAGTGTATATACAAACAGCGGTTCAGATTCCCCAAGTAATCCTAATGGAACAGATATAGATGTAGATGATGATTTAGACCATGATTATAAGGGTGATGAAGATAAATGTAGTATTTGTGGCGTAGTTAAGACTAAACATGGATTAAAACAGTTTGATAAACCAGTAGAAAAACTAGATTCTAAGACTTTAGTTCAACGATCTGCGGAAACAAGAGCCGATAATGTAGGTGAAGCAACAGGAAGCCCAAAACAAGTTAATGATTTAATGAATACCATTCCAAAAGTACCTTCAAATAATAATGTAAAACAAATTCCACTTCAACGTGTTAAAAAAGACCATGTTGAAGGTTTTCCTGAGAATATAGAAGAAAAAGCTAGAAAGAAAAACAAAGAAATGGAAAAAGATCAACCAATAGGTGATATAGATGCTAAAGGTAATTTCCCTTTAAAACCACGACAAAGACCAAACACAATGACAGATTCAAACAGTAATGTAAACAAAATGATTGAGCATTTTGGGGTAAACAATGTTAAAAAAGCCATTGAAGAATATGAAACAATAGAATATTTGAAAGCATTGGCAAGAAAATACAGTATATAATTCTTTTTAGTTTTAAAAATTATATTTATATACTAGAAAAATTTTTGATATATAATAACATGACACAAGAAGAAACTACAAAAACAGAAGAAATTTCTGAAATTCAAAAATCAGATGATTCTTCCGTAACATCTATTCTTGCACAATTAGTTAAAGCACAAGAATCAAGAATTGATTCCTTCGAGAAAAGATTCGATGGTCTTGAAACTTTAATTAAAGAGCAAAACAAGAATCCAGTTGATAAAGGTGTTGAGGATGATACTCAAAAACCAGCAGTTGAAGCATCTAATGATGTCGGTGATCCTGACAAATTAGGCGAAACTTATGCACCTTCACCAAAAGCTCAAGCTTCTATTGTTCAACCACAACCACAAGAAGTGGGCGACTCAAAAAGCGATGCTTCTAGTTTAACTATGGGCAAAGCTGATGACAGCGAGGACAAAAAAGAAGATGAGAAAAAAGAAGAAGTTGCAAAAACTGAAGATTCTGAAGATAAAGATGATAAAAAGGAAGAAGTCAAAAAATCTGATGAAAAAGTAGATTCTGAATACGAAATTGTAAAGACTGTAAGACCAGCTTTAAGAGCTAGAGATGACGAATCAACCATACCAACAGGCTATCAAATCTTGAAAGCCATTTCAGGCGGTTGGAACGGACAAACATCTAGTGCAGAAGAAGCACTCGTTATAGCATACAACAAACTAGAAAACGGTGAGTTTGGTAACGGACTACCGGGGGGAGCATATTAAATTGTCAACCTATCTAGGACTACGTTCAATCGATGAACTAGTAAACTATACCTATAACAGAACTCCTGATGAAATTTTAAAAGCAGGTTTCAGTACAACTGATCCGGGTGCAGGGGGCAACTATAACCCACTATTCGGAGCTATGGCATGGGCAAACTTCAACATGGAAGCAAACATATTCGCAGCTTTGCCAAAATATGTTTGGGATTTCTCAGGTTGGCGTATCTTTTCAGCAAAGGCAGCTAATTTGCCAACTGTAAATGATAAAGTTCATGGATATGGTGGTACTGTTGAAGGTGGTCAAATCTCAACAGCTGTTAAACCAACTGTTAAAGAAGTCACCGTCAAACCAAAGACTCTACAATATGTATTCGAAGCTTCTGAGCTATTAGAACAGCTCGTAGATAATTCTAGGGATGATAACTACGGATCTCTTGCACAACAAAGAGTTTACGCTAGTGATCAATTTAAGGAAAGAGTCAACAAAATGCTTACTGACATTCCAGTCAATGTAGTACAAGATGACAAAAACCAAAGATTAAACCTAGAGTCATTAGATCGTATCGTTGCATCTAAAGCAGAATGGACATTTGAAGCACACAACGTTGTTGCTGATAACTATGATCCATGGACAAGTGCAAACGGTAACGGAATTGACAGATCTACTACAACATACGATTCAACTGTAAAATCACCTTCAGGTACAATCGGTACAAAAGACGTACTAACTGATGCAGTTATTAGAGATGTACTTGCAGATGTGAGAATTGCAGCTGGTAAAGAGCCAACTCTTATGATTGGTGGACAGGATACATATTCCGAAGTTCAATCAATTTATATGAACGCTTATCGTATTCAAAACACAGCTGATCTCAGAACAGAATTTAGCGTAGGCGTAAACGGTGTTGATACCTTTACTGGTACAGGTGCAGGATTACATATATCCACAATATATGGACTTCCATTCATTCCTTCAAAGGATACACCACAATCAGCAGAAGGTGAAGTAGATGACTTGCTCATCTTAAACACTAGTGCAGATAAGAACGCTCCAAATAAACCATTATGTGGTATTCAAGTATTGAAACCAATCGTTTATTATGAAGCAGGCAAAAGACAACAAGGCTATCCATTCATTAACGAAGCTTTCACAGATAGAGCTTTGTATAATATGTTAGCAGAAACAACTTGTCGAAACTTTAAAGCACAAGCCAAAATTAGAGATATCGCTTCAGGAATTTAGAAAAACTTAAACTTTCCCTTTTCTTTTTTTTATTTTTACTTCTAAAAATTTCATCTATATAAAAGAATTATAAATCTATATATAATAATCTTTATATACTAAATCATTAAAATTTTAACATGGCAGTAACCATTACTACAAACGCAAAATATCAGCACTTAAACGCTGACAGATCCCACGTAATCAAGCCGGGTGGGGTTGGTGTAGAAAAAGAAATGGTATGTGATATTGCAGTAACCGGAAATGCAGATTTTGTAAACGGTCAAATCACTTGTGACTTTACACAAGTAGGATTTAGACAGGTATATTTCTGTATTATCGAACAACAAAACGACTTCCAAAACCATGTTTATCAGTTCGTAGAAGCAGCTGGCTCAGATGCAGCTACCGCAAAAATCCATGGTAGAGTAAGATCAAGCAACGCAAACATAGCAAATAACCATACTTGTACTCTCACCGTAGCAATTCGTGGCGTATAAGGGAAAAACCTTATATAACACTTCCTTTTTTATATTATTAATGGCTAAAAATGCTCACAAATTAGTAACCGCAGCTGGTCAAATTGTCAATAGAACAGGCAAATTAAGAAGTATTTCAATCGCTGTATCAGGCGATAGAGTTTGGGAAATTAGACAAACTGATGCAAGTGGGGCAATTTTATATAAATTAAGTACCGCACTTAACGCTGTATCACATCAAGATTTAGACTTGGGATTCAAAGGTGCTTTACACGCAACCGTAGCAAGTGGCTCATCAGGTGCTTTAAACGTCATTTACGAATAATCTAATTTAAATATTATAAGACTATTTTGTTAATATGGCTAGAACTGAACCTGTTTATTGTACTGTTACTGACGTAGCAGATTGGCTTAGAATATCAGTAAATGCCAACTCCGATCCTAGTACAACAATGGTTAAAAATTATATAATGGACAATGAGGATAGAATTGACCGATTAACAGGTCATACATGGATGGATGACAAACAGGTTAGAGAAGAATTTAATGTAAATAAATTATATGATTGGGGTAGAGGTATGCCATTATTCCCAAAGAAAAGGAATCTTAAAACATTTGACCGTACTAAAGGCGATAAGTTTGAACTTTGGGATGGGGAAAATTGGGTTGATAACACACCAACAGGTGATGATGACAGTATAATATATTTCCAAGAAATTAAAGGTGTAATTTATTTAAGAGGTTATTTGTTTACAATACTTAGAACAAATAGATTTAGAATTACTTATCGTTATGGTGGGGAACAAGAAGAACGTATTGCAGAAGATGAAAGTGTTCCAAGAGATATTCAAAAATGTTGCAAACTTATGACCTGTCTTGATATTTTAGCAAGTGACTTTACAATGTCACAAATTGCTTATGGTGGCGAAGGAAACATAAACAAAGAAAAAGTCATGGATAGATGGCAAAAAGAAATAGACAATATCTTATGGACTAGAAGTGAAATAACTCCGGTGTGGTAGTTTGGTTGTACCAATAGTAGCAGGTATGGTAGCTCGTATAGCTATGACAGGTTTAAGATTAGCTATGCAGGTAGCTAAACAAGCATCTAAAATGGCTAGTAAAGGTAAAGGTAGAGGTAAAATAAAAGGTAAAGGTGGTTTACTTTCAGGATCAGATTCAGGGTATAATGATATTCAAGGAACTGGTAATTATTCAGATCTTTATTCTTATACTGCTAATAATCAAAGTGAAAAAGCAGAAGCTCATAAAGATAATTTAAAAGAAATAAATAGACTTACTGATAATATTCAAAAAGAATTAATACAAAAAATTCAAAAACAAATTGGAAAAGATGATATTACTTTTACAGGTAATTTAAGACAAAATATAAAACCTGATTTTGAAGGTGATTTTAAAGCGGTATCTGCTGAAACTCCTTATGCGTGGTTTGTTGAATTTGGTTTACCACCGGGAAAATGTGTTAATTTTGATGCACTAATGATATGGGTAGAGGGAAAATTAGGAATAACAGATGAACAAGAAGCAAGAATAGTTACTTCTAAAATACTTAAAAAAATAAATAGAGATGGTATAGCACCCAAAAGATTTATGAAAAAAGGCATAAAATCGTTGATTTCAAAGCGTGGGGCTATTGTTACAAGACGTAGATCAAGCTCAAAAACGTCTAATAGTCAACTATCAAAAACCCTTAATAGAGTGTGTAAACAGGTAAAAACAATAAATAAATATCTTAAGAAAGGTGATAAAATTATGAGTAAAGTAGGTGCTATTAAATAATGGCAGATGGATTTATGGGCTTAGATTTTGCTAATGATATAGTAGAATTATTAAATAGTAAATGGAAAAACGGCTCAGGCGGTCAAAAACCAACATTTAGCACACAATGGAATAAAAAAGTTGTAGGCTTAGGTTCAAGAGCATATAATGAAGTTATTATAAGTATAGATGCTGAAAACCCTCAAATTTATAGCTTATTGCAGGGGGATTCAACAGATGCAACTAAATTTACTTATGATTGGCTACATGATGTTTCAATATCCGTAGATATACGAACAAGCCTATCAGAAAATAGATGCTTACAAATGGTTAATGAAATAATGAGAATAATTAAAACTAATGTTGTTCCTACAATCAATAATAGAACATATATACAACTTTTACCTGAAGGTGTAACTTCATTAAATGAAGAATACAGAAATATATTTAGATATATGATAAGTGTAAGTGGAATAAGATTAAACCCATAAATCTTATATACTTCGAACACAGGCTATATATATGGTTAGTAGTGCATCGAGTGCTTATGTAATAAGATCTTTCGAGAATACATTTGGAGCAGGCGGAACAGTAGAACACGCATTAGGCTTTGATGCTAAAATTTCAGGTCTTGAATGGACTAATAATCAACAATCTTTACCTACTTTATATACACCTGAAGTCGAAGCTTTTCTTTATGGTAGAAATGCTGGAAGTTGTTCAATCGAATATACTTTGGGAAATTCATATTGGCTTACAGGATTATTTAACAACCCCGTAACACAAGATAACACAACTAATAATACTCAAATAAAAAGAATTTGGAAAAGTGATCCAACATTAAATGCTAATATTAGAGTTCCAAAAACACAACATTTAGAATTTGGGGCAGCTTTAACAGGTGAAAATGTAGTTAGAAATGCTAAAGGTGTAGTTACTGAAACAGTCCAATTAAAAACAAGTATTGATAACCCTGTTTCTATTACTGAAACATTTGCATGGGGAAAAGAAGATGCAATAAGCACAAGTTTAGATTCAACAATTCCTAACAATGCTTCTTTTACTGCTATGAATTTTGTTCATT